GCAATCAGAAGTATATTATAACTTACGTAAAAAACTCTTCTCTGTCAGGGTACAGGGCAAAGTTAAACACCACAATGATAATGTAATCATATACAATCCTAAATTTGTAGTACAACAAGGTGGTAGACAACGTGTCTTAAAAACTAAACAAAAAAATGTACACGCTTTTATACGTGGCTCTTGGGTAGGTAATGTTGGGTTAGACTTTGAAGAAAACCTGCAAAGAGCATACTACAACCCATACACATGTAATTCATTTATTGACTATAATACTAATCAAAAAGTAAATGAAGCAGAGTACGCATGGTTAACAACTAACTCAGGTAAACCTGTCATTTGGTATAAAGAAGGGAATCAACATGCCTAATCATTGTGATCAACAAGTGCATCTATCAGGACCACATAGTCTTCTTCTAGCAATCTGGGAAGAATTAACATCAACTGATCCTCAACTACTACACTTGATAAAACCTATGCCATTTGAAAAATATAAAGAAAACCCAGATCATAGCTGGTATGATTGGCGTGTAGATAACTGGGGTACTAAATGGGATATAGCAGACATCAATGGTGTTGAATCATCCTTTGATCGTTTACCTGAAGCAATAACTGGTGTCAAAACAGAAGAGTCATGGGTGTCCTATAACTGTTGGACTGCATGGGGTCCACCAATTCCAGTGTGGCAAGCAATGCATGATCTTGGCATAGAAGTTGATGCTGACTATCAAGACGAAGGTGGTATCTTTGAAGGCACTTGGGTAAATGGTGTTGATGATTCATGGTCACCAGAAGAAGGTGAGGATATAGACGATGAGTCATGATCAAATCAAACTAAACATTATGGAAGTAATCATCGCAGAAGTAGAAGATCAACTGGATGAGGTGTTAGAAAGAATGAAAACTGTTGAGATAGAATTAGGAATCAAAAAACTACTAGAAGAAAAGGATCTAGAAGATAATGATAACAACTAATGAATGGGATGAGACAGTTGTTAAAGTTAAAATAGATGAATTAGATAATGATCAAATATCTATGCTAACTGGAATATGTCGAGAAGCCCTAGATAAACTTGATATGAATTCATACTTTGACATGGAGCTAACAGTCATCCTCTTAAATGGAGATGCCGATGGTTATAGATAAAGTATGTGGACAATGTGGAAGTACTAATATCTGGGTAGATGCAGCAGCAGTTTGGTGCGTCACAAAACAAACTTGGGTATTAGAATCTTTGTTCGATCACACAGAATGTGGTGAATGTTGCAGTAGAACACAACCAAAAGATGAAATATTAGAAACAAATATAATAGAAAGTAAATAACATGGCTAAAGAGGCTGTACACATATCTGTAATGACAGGTAAACTACAAGGGCTGAGAGCAATCAGCACGAACACTAAAACAAATAAATATTGTAAGACACAGCACGAACAAGCTGTGGCTAAAGATTCAAATAATATTTGCAAGGTATGTTACAGTCACAAAATGCTAGATGGTTTCCGTAAAAATATGGCACCAGCCTTACAAAGAAACTCAGACCTTCTATCATCAAGACCTCTAGAACGTAGAGAAATACCAAGGATCAATGACAGTATATTCAGGTTCGATGCACATGGTGAGTTAATCAACCAGCAACATTATGACAACCTGATGGCAATAGTCATAGACAATCCTTGGTGTATCTTCACACTCTGGACTAAAAGACCACACTATGCGTCAAACTACATAGATAAACATGGTAAACCTGAAAACCTAATACTAGTGTTCAGTAATCCACTCATGGGAAGTATCATGAGTAAACGTCCTAAGCACTTTGATAAGACATTCAATAATGTAATGGAAGATCAACACATAGAAAAACAAAACTGTACTGGTCAGAAATGCCAAGACTGTAGACTATGTTACTCCTTCAATGATGTTTATACAATCGTAGAGAAAGTAAAGAGGTATTAATAATGACTATGTATATGAATCAATATCAAGAACAAGCAATGAAAACTGCAATCTTTCCAGATGGTACAAGAAACGAAGCACTCTCATACTTAACTATGGGTTTGTGTGGAGAAGCTGGAGAAGTTGCAAACAAAATTAAGAAATGTATTCGAGATGATAACGACTACACTGGTATCTCAGAGGAACTGGGGGATGTCCTCTGGTATGTTGCAGTACTCGCACGTTATCTAGAATGGGACACAGCAAAATCTCTAGAAGAGATTGCCGCTGCTAACCTATATAAATTAGATCAACGTGCTAAGAATGGAACACTGCAAGGCTCTGGTGATAACAGGTGATAAACTTACTAGTCTTTGTACTAACAATCTTATTGATTCTATCAGCTAGTCGAAGATAAATAAAAAAACCCAAAGACTCTCATTGAGTCTTTGGGTTATTTAAAATTTTTTGTGTATCCGACAAACCGACAAAATTATTTTTTCGGGGTCCGACAAAACTCCGACAAAGCGGATCGGCTTCTTGCAGATTCTGCTAGACTACTCGGAGAGCTCTGATCTTACTATCAAGCTCTTCATCAGAAAGTGAGTCTGCACCAATTTCTTCTATGTGGAGTTCTCTCCTCTGTAGTTTAGGTTGTTCGTACTCAGCTACCTTAGCAGCTAGATCACTAGCAGTGTCAAAGTCTTCTGACTGTAATGCTTTGAACATAAGAACTTTGAGAACATCTAAAGAATTCATATCCACCTGATCTAATACATCTTCTTTGTATTTCTTCCAATCTTTCATTGTTAATTTGAGAGCTTGCCTTGCATCAGAAGATGCCTTACGTGATGCAGCAGATTTCAATTGCATCTCACGAGCGTTCTCTTTTGTAAAAGAAGGAGCTAAATTCTTAAGGCTATTTGGATGAACCTCTTTAGACATATTTATTACCTCTTATAATATAAAAATAATCCGGCCACAAGGACCGGATTTAACAAGGAGATTACACTCTCCTATAAGGAACTTAGAGAAAGGACATTAAAATGTCAGACATAGTAAAAGAACCATCACATTACACAATGTGGAAGATAGAACCTATAACATTCATAATGGATAACCACTTACCCTTCCATACTGGTAACATCATCAAGTATGCTATGAGGGCAGGTTACAAAATGTATGAGGGTGAGGATGAAATCGGGTCAGAGATAACAGACCTTCGTAAAGTTATGCGGTATGCAGAGATGCGTATAGAACAACTCGACAGAAACATGAAAGATTATATCTAATGGGTGAATTTAAGAAAATACAAACAGAAATTGATGAAATCGTAAGGCTAACGTACATGCTAGGTGACTTCTGCACTTCAAAAAGATTCACAGAAATTGTGTATTCTAAATGTTTAGATGCAAATATCAACAATGAGTACATGAATTACGCTAACAAAAAGATATCGGAGGCACTATATGAATTGGATTAGCAAAGTAGCAGAAAAACTGCGTAGACGAGTAAACATTAATGCAACAGTTCGTGAACTGCATATGTTAAATGACTATCAGCTTAAAGATTTAGGCATAATGCGTGGTCAAATTGACAGTGTAGCTAGAGGAATCATAGATTTTCACAGATTAGTCCGAGATAAATCAGAAGAAGAGCAAGTAGAAAACATTCTAAGCTCCCCTGAAGAAACCTCTGAGGGTCTGAGTGGGTTCAAGGACATACAAGGGTCAAGGGATAAGGTGTAAATCATGTGGATACTAATGTGGATGCAATTATTATCAGGATTGCAGGTAGAACACTACCAATTAGGGTCTTACACACAGAGAGATGAGTGTAAGAAAGCAGAATCTCGTGCTCAAGTAATGAAACAGAACAATGGAACAGCTATCTTTTGTGTAAAGGTAGATATAGAAAGGTTTTTAGATGATAATCGCAACGTATATTGATCATATGGGCAGTGACCTGTCAGTAGTTAATGCTGCAAGAGTTAGTTTCGGTAAGAAAAGTGAGTGGAATCCCGATTGGCGTGACGATAAATACACTGGACTATTACCTAAAGATATGAAACTGATAAAGTATTTAGCCAAACACAAACATATGTCACCCTTTGGTCATTGCTTTGCATCTTTCCATGTGAAAGCTCCAATTGCAGTAGCACGACAACTTGTAAAACATAAATTCTTAAGATGGAATGAAGTCAGTCGTAGGTACGTAGACTCTGCCCCTCAGTTTTACCAACCAGTAGAGTTTAGATCTAAAGCTTCAGATAAGAAGCAAGGGTCTGGAGAACCTCTAAAGAATAAACACATCCTCAGTGAAGTTGTCAGGCACACAGGCATAGAAGCTGCAAAACAATATAGATACCTATTAGACATGGGTGTTTGTGAAGAGCAAGCTAGGTTTGTACTGCCAACCAATACACTGACAGAGTGGTACTGGTCTGGTAGTCTAGATGCATTTGCAGATATGTGTAGACTACGTGTAGCCCCTGATACACAGGAAGAGACACGACAGGTTGCTGAACAGATTGACACAACCATGCATGAAATATTCCCAGAGTCTTGGAATGCATTAATGTGGACTGTGTAATGAGTATGTCTGGAGAAATAGAAAATGTACAACGTGAGATCAACAAGAAAGAAGAAGCGTTGTACAAGTTAGCCAAAGAAATAACTGAATTAGAACAAAGAGAAGAGGAGTTACTGAAACATGTACGAGATATATAGCGTAGCCAACTGTCCATTTTGCCTGAAAGCTAAGGATCTTATAAGAGAAACTGGAAAAGGTTTCACTGAATACGCTATTGATTTAAAACCTGAAATGCATAAAAACATAATGAAGAAATCTTTGATGAACACTGTACCTATCATCTACTACAAAGACGAACTGATAGGTGGGTACAATGACTTAAAGATGTACTTAAACAAATAAAGAAAGGACGCATCATGCGCCTATGTTATGATATAGAATGTAATGGTCTTACTCCAGACACTATCTGGATGATCGTTGCACAGAACCTAGACACTAATCAAATCTATAAGTTCTCTGATCACGATAACCTACATGGTTCTATCGCTGATGGTGCTGCACTATTGCAGAACGCAGAGCTTCTAGTAGGCCATAACATCATAGGTTTCGACAATGTGGTGATGGACAAACTATGTGGCACTACACTCAATGAGAAACGCTTACATGATACGTGGGTAATGTCTCAGGTGTTGAGGTACAAGCGTAACCATCGTCATGGTCTAGCAGGTTGGGGTGAGAACCTTGGCAACAGCAAAATAACCTATGAAGATGGATGGGATGCATACTCAAGAGAGATGCTCCGTTACTGTGTACAAGACGTTAAAGTTAATGTCGATGTCTACTACAAACTCTTAGAAGAATACAAGAAAGTTTCTGCTTACAACCCTAAGATTAAATTGGGTATGAAAGCTGAACATGAGACAGCCAAGTTCAATGCATTCTGCAAGAACAAGGGCTGGTACTTTGACATGGAGGAGGCTAAGGAATTACTGGGTACTATGCAACAACGCATGGCTGAAATCTCTAACACTATAGAACCCCAGATGGGTACTAAGGTTGTGTTCATAGATAAAGAACCTAAAACTCCTAAGTATAAAAAGAATGGTACATACACCGCGACAACTGCCAAGCTGCTTAGTGAATATTTTGAAACGAAAGTCGGCATCGAAGACACACATCTCGCAGGGCCAGAGTTTTGTTTCCAACGAACTACTAAGGAACAAGCTAAACTTGGATCGCAAGAAGCGGTCAAGGATTGGTTGGGAACAATCGGATGGAAACCCGATG